TGCTGCTGCAGCGCCGTTGAAACTGGGGGCGTCATGGTCGAGGCGGGCGCGGTACCGGGCGGCACGGCAATAGCCTGTGGTCCTAGCAGCTCTGCGCCTTCGTCAGGATCGGAGAGGCCGAGCTTGTCGCGTACCTCGCTGGCCTGGACGCGCAGGCCGAGGGGCACGAGCTTGGCGAGCTGCTCGGCCATGGCGGTCAGGTCCTCGGCCTCGGGCCGAGCAATGACGACGCGCGGATAGGCCTTTTGCGGGCCGTATTCGAGATCGACCCAAGGGCGCACGAGGTCGCGGTTGATCGCGGCTGCGAGCGAGCGTGCGTCGGCGCGCTCGATATCCTGCTGCACCTCGCGGTGTTCCTTGCTGACCGCGTGACCGCCGCTGATCGCGTCGGTCGTCGTGGTCTGGCCCAGCACCGCTTTTGACATCTGCCGATCGAGCCAGTCGGCACGGCGCTCGTACAGGTCCGACCCCGCACCGACATTGGCCGATTCGATGAATTCGATCAGCATGCCTTCAGGGATGATCGCCGCGCAGTCGCCCGCGATGTTCGCGACCGCGCGGAACAGCGTAGAGCGATCTTCCTTCGAAGCGCCGGAATGATATTTGCCGACGCGGATGGGCTGGCCATAGGTCTGGCTGAAGATCGCCCAGTCGCGCTGAGTGAAGGCCTTGAACATCCATGCCCAGGCGGCAAGCCGCGCGAGGCCGGAACGGACAGGCAGGCCAGACTTGGCCTTGATGTTGAGATAGACGAACTTGAAGCCGGGCAGCGGCGCGCTAGGGCTGTTTCCGTCCTCGCCCCCTAGCAGCATCGGCGTGCGGCCATCGACGCGATCGAACTCGAACCATCGCGGATCACGCCATTCCAGCCTCTCCGGCATGACCTGGCCTTCGCTGGTGTCCCACATGATCTCGGTGAAGCTCACGCCCTTACCGACAGCATCGAGCATGTCGAACATCTCGTCCTGCAGCTCGTCGCGCTTCAGCCCGGCGCGGACCATGTCGGCGATCGCCACGTCTCGCGCCGAGTCGGAGGCTGCCTCGACCGTGATCTCGATCTGCGCAACGGATCGCTTGCGGGTGCCGAGCACGCCCGCATAATGCAGATCGCGCTCCTCGATCAGCTCGGCGAGCTCAAAGTAGCGCAGCGGATTTCCCTGGTCAGCTTCGCGCAGGATATTGGCCAGGCGCACCGGCGTCAGGCCATCTGCAGGATAGCCCGCGATCGGCGAGCGGACACCGGCCAGGGTCGGCCCTGCTACCTCGCGCTTCAGCGCGGTTCGATCGATGGGTTTGCCATATTGGTCAAGCAGCTGGGGCATGGTGGGGTCCATTCGGCCCTGTGGGCGATTTGAGAGGGGTTAAGAAGGCAGGCGACGGCGCTTTCCCCGGCTGAGTACGGTCGCCGGGTCGGAAGGCGCTGGCGGGGCTTAAAACGGGCCGGGTCACCAGATGCCACCACCGGCACGCAGGCGAGCGCCCAAAGGCTGTCGCCACCAGCGGCCGTTGCCCGTCTCGTCATCGTCCAGATCGCGATCCGGATTGGCGGCAGAGACCGCCTCATAGCCATATTCGGCAGCGGTCTGCCGCGAGGCGAACCAGGCGAGTATCCCTGCGATCGCGGAGTCGCCATGGCGCTCCAGCCCGTCGGCACCCTTGTAGCGCATGTCTTCCGGCACGCGGATCACGCCGTTGGTGAATTGCAGCGCCTGATGGTCGCGCACGATATCGGCATCGGCCGCCAGGATGACCGAACAGTCGGCCACGGCCTCGACATAGGGCGGGGAGTTCTGCCGGTACCATTCAGCGCTGAGCTTGACCTCGCTGATGCGCTCTCCCCATTTCTGGCGTGAGACTTCGGCCAGATAGGCACCGTTGCCGGTGGCATCGAACGCGCCATGGCCAAAGCGCGGCAGCTTATCGCCGACATAGAAGACGATATCGCGCTGCGTCTCGTAAGGGACGTTGCGCAGCTCGAGGACGAATGCGCCATGCCGTACCAGGTCCTGGCCATAGGCATTGGCGATCATCGCCGAGGCGTCGCCGGAGCGCGCGAAGTCCATGCCGAAATCATGGCGCAGCTTGGGATCGAGCCGGGCAAGGACCGGTGCGAGCCTGGTCGTCAAAAATTCCTGCGTCAGCCCGGCGCGTATCTTGGGATCAGCCTCCTTGAAGCTGTCGGGCAACAGCCAGCGGATGACAGGCACGTCGGGACTGGTCGCGCGCTCGATGACGACGCGCGGCAGCGCCGCACCTTCGGCATCGGCCGGGATCGCGTCCAGCTCTTGCCGCATCTGCGCCTCGCGCACGCCATAGCTGCCGCGAATGCGGGCTTCCCATGCGGCTTCAGCTTCGGGCGTGTAGGTCCATCCGCGCAGCAGGCACACGCGACGGTAAAGCCCATTGTCGACCGCCTTCTTGAACGGGATATAGTGCAGCGAATACGGGATTTTCCCGGCCTTGGCCTCGCCGATCAGCTCGTTGAACGGGTTGAGCACGCCATTGTGCGTGGAGATGATGCGGATCTTGCCGCCCCAGATCAGCAGCGCGTTGACGGCATCGAGCACAGCGCGCACGTCCTTGTGGAACGCGGCTTCGTCGATGACAACGACGCCCTGGAGGCCGCGAATATTCTCAGGACGCGACGAGAGAGCTTCGACCCGAAAGCCGCTGGCGAACTTGACGCGATAGGCGGCGATGAATTGCGAGCTGCCATCGTCGCGCTGATCTTCGAACAGGAACTCCTCGACATCGACCAGTTCCTTGGCGACGACACGCGCGAAGTGCGCGACATAGCCGATGAACTCGCGGCCCTTGTCCTTGGTGTCGCCGATGTAGAAGACATTGTCGCCGCCGGCCGAGCGCGCCGAGGCCGCGATCAGCGTATCGTCGAGCGCCTCGGCATAAGTGATACCGGTGCGCCGTCCCTTTTCCCCGAGCTTCAGGTCGGAGCGGTCTTCCAGCCACTCCTTCTGGTGCTGCATCAGGATGCCGTCCGCCAACGGGTCGTGATCGGCGGGCAGCTCTGCTCCGCGCGGCAGTTCGCGCGGGAGCTGCTCAGGATGGCGCGCCAGGACCGGCGAAACAACCTGCTGTTCGCCCCTGGGAAGCTGGGGCTGGTTCATCCCAGCCCCAAAGCCGCCTTGTAGGTGTCGAGGATAGCGGCCATTTCCTCACGGTCGTGCGGCTCCATCCTGCGGAGCTGCACAATCTGACGCATGATCTTGGCGTCATAGCCCTGCGCCTTGGCTTCGTTGTAGGTCTCGCGGATATCGTCCGCGATACCCTTCTTTTCCTCTTCCAAGCGCTCGATCCGCTCGATGAACAGGCGCAGCTGGTCATCGGCGTTGATGGGTTCACTCATGGCCTGCTCCTTCACGGCAAAGACTGCTTCTTCGGTGGCACCACGGCTCACTCATACGCGCAGGCCGAGTACGTCGCGGCGCATCTGGGAAATCCGGTCTGCGCTGAGGCCTGCCTCGCGGCCCAGTGTCTCGGCCCTGTCGGCAACGCTTTTCAGCTTGTCCTGGAGTTGCTGTTCGATACGGCGGCGATGCTCGGCCGAGGTCTTCTGTGCGTTGACGGCCGAATTGAGCGCTCGCGCCAGCTCGTTGACGTCCTTCGCCCCGGCATCGCCACCCTCCAGGAGCCGGAAGGCAGCAAGCTTGACCATTTCGGCGACCGCGACGGTCACCTGATCGGGGCCGTCCGCGCCCAGGCTCTCGACCAGCTCATCAGAGATGCGCCGGACCTCGTCCAGCCTGCGGAACTGGATGGCCTTGCGGACAGCATAGCGGCCCCAGGCCGACTTGCTGATCGGCGCAATGCCGCGATCGGCGAGGCGCGCGTTGAACTCATCCAGGATGGCGCGGGCGTGCATCTTGCGTTCGCGCAGCTGCTCGACGGCCCAGACGAGATCGGGCTCGGCTTCGTCCGGCAGCATGTCGATGCTGGACAGCCGACCCCGGCCTTCACGACGACTGGATGCAATCTCGCTCATGGGCGCTCACGCCTCGTCAGAGGGGCGGCTGATCCCGTCGATGATCGCCCGACGTTCGACGTGATCTCGGCCAGCGCGGCGCAGCTCGGCTACGACCACCGATCCGGCCTGGTTCAGCCGGACGGCCCCGAGATCCTCCAGCTTGTTGAGCTGGGTGCGCAGCCATTCGCGCGAGCGATTGAAGCCGAAAATGTCGAGCACCTGGAGCAAGGTTGCATCGTTGAGCTGGCCGTTGGTCTGGTTGGCCAGCTCGCGCAGGATGCACAGCCGCGCGTCGCGGGCCACCACCTCGTCGAAAGGAAGAGCCGTTTTCATGCCTGCCCCTTCGAACGAAGATAATCGTCGATGCGCTGCACCGTACGCGCCACGCCGCCGACTTCGCTGCCGAGCTTGCCGATGTCACCGGTTATGCGCGTGAGATCGAGTTCAAGCCGCTTGATATCGTCCTTGCTCGGCGTGTGGCGTTGCTCGGCTTCGACCGCCTGGATGCGACTGTCATGGACGTCGATGTTGCCAGCGAGGCCATCGATCTTGACGCCGATCTCGGTGAGCTTCTTCTCGATTCCGGCGCGGCCGACGGATAGCCAGACCCATACCGTATTGGCGATCGATACGAGCAGGGCGCAGACGCCGAGCCATTGGGCAATCAGCTGGAATGTCATGCCTTGCTCATCCCCGTCAGGCAGACTTCCACTTCACCGATGCGCCTCGCGTCGCCTTGCCTTCTCAGCACGAGCCCCCGGAGAACCTTGCCGCCGGCCATCCGGAACCTGCCGATGAACTCGCAGGCCTCGCGATGCTTGCCCTCGCCGAACAGCCGCGCGACGCTCGAGCGGTTGTAGGCCGCAATGCCGATATTGTAGGCGAGCGACGTGTGCGCGGCCCACTGGTAGGGATAGTTGGAAATGTCGGGATTGCGCTTGCGGACCGCCTCGGCGAACTCTGCAGCGCCTTCCTCCAGCATCACCCGGCATTCAGCATCGCTGTA